CGCCCATAGAAAAAGCCGCTAAGAATTGCGGCTGGACGCCTTTGGTCAAGGCCTGGTGAACCTTGGCGTTACTATTGCAACGCAAACCATTTATGGCGTCATTCTTATGTGTTGTCAATGAGGTCATTTGGAGGCTTCCCGCTTGGAAACGAGTCTCTCAAACTCTAAGTCTGATTGCCGCCTCTCCTGCGCCCATCGTTTCTCAGCGCGCTTTTCGCCACCAAGGTAATTCCACACAAAGTTTGACCAATGAAAATTAAGCCGACCGTCACGGTTGATTCTGATTAAATAACCGCGCTTTTTTCTAATTAAAAATACAGACCATCTAAGCGGGTTTAGTCGCTCCTTCAGTGACCTATACTTCCACTGAATATCACTGTTGCCATTATGCCAAATTGAAATAAAACGATTGCATGCAAATGTTGTTTCTGGGCAAAACATCACACCGCCTCCCTTATCTCTATCCCGTGAACTGCTTTCATGAGCTTCTTGGTCAACCGATAATCCCGCTTCTTTCGGGTCGGCTCTGACTTCACATCTTCAACAACTTCATGGGTAACTTGACGCTCAGGGTTGTTCGGATCAGGTCTAAATTCTAAATACCTTGTGTCCGCTGTGTATTGGCAAATAAGAACGTCGTTCACTTTGATTTTAAACCTTGGGTGAACCTCAAGACAGGCAATCTCACCCGCTTTCTGACGTAGCTTTAAAACGCAATACCGCCTATGCTCCGCCTTGCTGTCGAAGGTATAGCCGTCATCTTTTACCTTCTTGGCATTGAATTTGTTTTTGCGGGCATAGGTCATGACCCAAACCCCCGCTTAGGACATTTATGCTTGTAATCCTTAGGAGTGTTAAACCCACGTGACTGAATCTTAGCCTTTGGCCGTTGCGACTTCTTTGTAGCCTTGGTTAAGCTCCGCACTTTCTTACGGGCATGCGCATCCTTACGGTCTTTGACCTTCGTGCATTCAAGGCGCCATAGAGAGCGGTTTGATAATTCGTTACCGCCACCCATAGCGATTTGGTGCAAATGTTCGTCGCGTATCTGGCCGCGTTCAAACACAAGCTTTTGACCACACCCGCAACCACAACGCCCCTCTTGCTTTAAGACAAGCTGTGCAAACTGGAATTTAGTCAGGGCTTGGCGCTTTACTGTATTAGTCATGAGCGCCTCACAGACGCCTCTAAAGCTTCATGCACAGCCTTGCGCCGCTGTTTATAGGTTAAGCTGTTACCATGCGTCTCTGAGTGTTTGAGCGGCTGTATGACCTCCTCAATCTCAAAGGGTTTTTCGTCACGGTACTTGAGAGCAAGCGGGCTAAATAGCTCTACGCCTCCGTCTGGGTGGTCAAAGCGGTGTAGGTGGGTCATCCCTCTTCCCCCGTCCAGCAATGTTCGCGCAAATCCTCGGCGCAAATCCATCCCTCCCGCGCAAATAACTCACGCTTACGGTCACCCTCTGACTGGCCGGGGCGCAATGTCTTACCGCCCTCTTCAATTGTGATTGGGTTAATCATGCTGCGCCTCCAACTTTTTCAGGTCAGCAACCCGTGCCTTGTAAAGAGGGTGACGCTTTCCGTACTTGCTCTCGTAATCAGCTATGAGTTTTTTGAGTAAGCGCTTGTCTTGTTCGTAGGTGAGGCTCATTTATCGCTCCACACCCAACGAGACAGCGCAAGACAGCGACTAGAAGCCCATAAGAACCCCTCGCCTATCAAGCGCAGTCCAATCGCGATTATACGTAGGGAATCACTAGTAAACCTTTTCACAGGGCTTGAGCCTCCTTTAATGAAGCCGCCCACATTTCGGCTTGGCGTTGACGCTTGATTTCAATTGCGTACTTCACAGCCTGAACAGCCGCATACGGTACGCGCTTAAATGAACGATTGCGCCAGTTGGTTACAGTTCGAGGGCTTACCTCATAACCAATCTCAGCAAGGTCAGACGCTAAATCCTCGGCACTGTCCCACTTCACGCAAAGCTGAACAAAGCGTTCTTTTTTACTTTGCAATATTTTCGCAAAAAATTGCGGATCATCCGCATTGTACGGTAATGTCATCTGGTTCGTTCCCATCTAGTTTCTCCAACATGGAAACAGAGACACAAACGAACCAAACGAACTCACAAAGCCGGGAAGCGATAGTGATTTCATTATTCGAGTACAAAATGCAGAAACAACGCGGCGACCCTTGGATTGAAGGGTGGCGGCGAAGAGAGAATAAAAAACCACAGGGAAGGCCAATGCTTTAATAGAGCTTGGCTTTCGCCCGTGGAAGTTGCTCAAGCGGGTCGTTCTTACGCTTGAGTGGGGAGGAAAAAGGTGCGCGGAGGCAGAGTGTGGAGGGGTTACACCTCCGAGCAATGCGTCACAGCGTGATATGCTGATGCGTTGACGCATTAATCAGTAATTTCCACATCAGAAGTAAAATCGACAAATTCAGAAGCAGGAAAGGACTCCTCACCAAGGATGGAGACGTTTGTTACAATGACTTCTATATCTTGAAGGCGGGCAGGATCATAATCACCCCAAACGAGATACCAGTAACCACGACTATCTTCTCTCGCGATTTTATCAGAGGCAATTTTTTTGAGATTACCACGAACACCATCAATAGTTTTCCAAAAGTGCGGGCTGGTTGCGTTCCATACCTGCGATCCTGTTGAGGAAACAAACCACTTTCCCGATATCTTATGACGAATAGAGTAAAGCTTCACCTACACCTCCATATCCGGCGTAAGTTCAAGGACAGGCGATCCATCAGACCAGTCAGTCCATACAGTGAAAAACACCATTGCGGATATCATGAGGGCGAGTTCCATTATGCGGAGGCCTCAAGGCTCATGAAGTCATCAGCCGTTAAATCAACGCCGCTGGACTTAGCGCTTGCAAGAAGCGACGCCCAATGAGCGGAGGGAATTTTGAACGGCTTTCTGTTTTGCCAGCAATACACAGTTGGAACCGCAACCCCGGCTATCTCCGCCACAGCATCAGCTCCACCTAAGGATTTGATGATATTTGCAGGGAACGGCAGGTCTTTTGCATCACGCTTTTTAGGTAACGTTAAAGGATTTGGCGAGCACTCCGCCCCTACAAAAGCCTTCAATTCATCGCCCCACAAAAACCACTCCCTGTGAACCCGAAGGTCAGAAAACTTATTATGAAGCTCTTTCTCGTCACCCAACGTTCCCTCATGAATTACCCCCGCAACATCCAGCGGATAAGGGCTAGATGTGCTTATGGTTTGAAGCCGCCCCAAAAGAGAGCCAGACGTATACCCAATCTTGACTCTGCCCGCCTCTTTACATGTGATGAAGTAAATCATGCAGTTGTCTCAACAAGGTGCGGGTACAGGTCTGGGCGAAGCCTTTGCAGGTCATTCATTTCAACCTCTGAGCTTCGTGCTTTGAGACCCGCTATAAGTTTTACCCAGTGCCGAGGATGGACGCTCGCGCGGTCAATCATTTTTCGGGCGGCCTGGTATTCAACTCCAAGGTCTGACGCTAACTCGCCGGGGCTAGAGTATAGAGATAATATTTCTGAAAATGTTTTCATGGGACATCTTGTACATTTTGCACCACCTCAAGTCAATACCCCATGTACAAGATTTATTTGTACTAAATGCACATGATAGATTCGAAGATAGCCAAGCGACTAAAGCAAGCTCGCATTAACTCTAGCTACGACAATGTCGTTGACATGGTGCGAGATTTTGGGTGGAATATAAACACCTACCGAAGCCATGAGGGTGGCATTCGGGGCATTCCAGCAACGAGGCTGGAAACCTACGCAAGAGCGTTTAATGTGTCTATCGACTGGCTACAGACTGGCCGAGGTGAGAAATCAGGTATAGGCAAAACCGTTCCCCTTCAGCCTTTACCAGTGCATGGGCGCGTACAGGCCGGATCGTTTGTCGAAGCCATGCCAGATTTTAGCGGGCGCGAAATTCCTATGGCTGTAGACCCTGATTACTCGGATTATGAGCAGTACGCACTTGAGGTGAAGGGTGACTCAATGAACATGCACTATCCCTCCGGCTCATTCGTGCATTGCGCACACATAGAATATCACCCAGATGATATTATGCCAGAGCATGGCGACCATGTTATTGTGGAGAGAAGGAAGGGCGACTTGCGGGAGGTTACTGTTAAGGAGTTCGTGTTCACAAAGTCAGGCGCGGAACTATGGCCCCGCTCAAGCAATCCCGAATGGCAATCGCCTATAAACTTAACAGATGACACTCCTGTTGATGAGGTGCAGATCACAGCACTTGTAATTGGCTGCTATATAAAGAGGCGTAGAAAGCCTTAATTTTTAAATAATCCCCGTATTTTTATTCTAAGGGAATATTGTACATTTTGTACTTGACTATTGATTGTACATTTTGTACCACACTCTCACAAACACAAGTGAGATGAACATGAAAATCGAAACTAACAAAATAACAGGCGCACCGCTTACACCGCGTCAAGCGGCTATCAAGGAAGTAGAGCGTATTGCGCTTCACACAAAGAACCAATCCGTCAAATCCGTCATGTACGACGCCCTTAAGGCACTCCAAGCTATCGAGAATAACGACGAGTATCAACAGTGCACGGCTTGCGGGCGTTACAACACTGACGATGAAAATCTTATGGCAGAAAACGGGCTTTCATATTGCTCGCCTGACTACTCTGACGACTGCCACTCTAACTCGATGTATGGGCAAGAGGTCGCGTAATGGCTGGCAAGACTGAAAAGAATCCCGTTATTGCCTTCAAGGGTTTTGATGAAAACTTACGGTGTCGCGGATACCAATATGAGATTGGGAAAACCTATACGCATGAAGGGGGGGTGCTCCCATGCCATAGCGGCTTCCATTCCTGTGAGCATCCGTTTGAGGTTTGGGCGTATTACGAGCCAGGCCGTAGCCGTTTCGCATTAGTGGAGTTGGGTGGAGACATTAAGAATCACAGTTACGACACCAAGCTTGCGTCAGCAGAGATCACTATAAGAGCCGAGTTGACTATCCCTGAACTTGTTCAACGTGGCGTTGATTACATTTTGTCTAAAATTGCCGACAGTAAGACAGAGTCCAACACAGGCGATCGGTCTGCGGCCACCAACACAGGCGATCGGTCTGCGGCCACCAACACAGGCGATCGGTCTGCGGCCACCAACACAGGCGATCGGTCTGCGGCCACCAACACAGGCCATCAGTCTGCGGCCACCAACACAGGCGATCGGTCTGCGGCCACCAACACAGGCGATCAGTCTGCGGCCACCAACACAGGCCATCAGTCTGCGGCCACCAACACAGGCCATCAGTCTGCGGCCACCAACACAGGCCATTGGTCTGCGGCCACCAACACAGGCGATCAGTCTGCGGCCACCAACACAGGCGATCAGTCTGCGGCCACCAACACAGGCGATCGGTCTGCGGCCACCAACACAGGCGATCAGTCTGCGGCCAGTGTAGGGGGCGAGCACAGCATAGCGATAGCGTCCGGCTATCAAGCAAAAGCTAAAGCTGGCGAGGGTAGCGCTATTTGCTTAGTTGAGCGCAGTAATAACATGGAAATCATTCATGTGTTTGCAGGAATCGCCAAGAGGCGCGGTAAAGTGAGGCCTGACACCTATTACACATTACAAGGCGGAAAGCTTGTGGAGGTCGCGTAATGTTAAAGTTTGAAGTTAAATCAAGGTGGTCAGGTGAGGTTAAATTCACAGCCGAAATAGATTGTAATGAATCTGCCAGCCATTCAGTAAAGCTTGGGCTGGCTGTAAGGTGGGCGTTAAAAAACGATGCCGACCTTAGCGGTGCCGACCTTCGCGGTGCCGACCTTCGCGGTGCCGACCTTAGCTATGCCAACCTTCGCGGTGCCAACCTTAGCGGCGCCAACCTTAGCGGTGCCGACCTTAGCGGTGCCAACCTTAGCGGTGCCAACCTTAGCGGTGCCTACCTTCGCGGTGCCTACCTTAGCTATGCCAACCTTAGCGGTGCCAACCTTAGCGGTGCCAACCTTAGCGGCGCCAACCTTAGCGGTGCCGACCTTCGCGGTGCCGACCTTAGCGGTGCCAACCTTAGCGGTGCCGACCTTCGCGATGCCGACCTTAGCGGTGCCGACCTTCGCGGTGCCGACCTTCGCGCATTCAAATCTTGCTTATGGATGACGTTAACAGAAAATCCAAAGGAGGCTTCTGGAGTCGCAAAGGCTTTGCGTGAAGGGCGCGTCAATGGATCAGTGTATTCTGGTGAATGCGCATGTCTTATCGGCACTATCGCCAATATACGAGGTGTGGACGTTGTTACTCTGCCGAAAAACAGTAACAACCCGTCTGAGCGCTGGTTCATGATGATATCAAAAGGAGATAAACCCACGGATGACACTGGCGGGGGTTATGCGGCAAAGCTGGCTCTTGAGTGGGTTAATGAGTGGCTTGTTCCTAATGGGCGGGAGGTCGCGTAATGTCCAAGATTACAAAACTGACCGCAGAGCAAGAGGCCCTTATTCCGGTTTGGCGTGAGCGTTTTCGTTCAGAGGCTTTACGAACAGATACAATAGATGAGGCAAAAGCAAGGGAATCTGTGATAGCTCTTTACAATTCTGTTGACCTTCCTTCACCACGTTTAGTGTTATTCGCTCAATCTCCGATGCAAGCGCAGTTAATGCGAAGTTTTCTAAGTTTGGACAAGGGGGCTCAGCTCAGGGCTCAGCTCGGGGATCAGCTTGGGACTCAGCTTGGGACTCAGCTCTGGGATCAGCTCTGGGATCAGCTCAGGGATCAGCTCTGGGATCAGCTCTGGGATCAGCTTGGGACTCAGCTCAGGGCTCAGCTCGGGGATCAGCTCAGGACTCAGCTCAGGGATCAGCTCTGGGATCAGCTCAGGGATCAGCTCTGGGCTCAGCTTGGGGCTCAGCTTGGGACTCAGCTCTGGGATCAGCTCTGGGATCAGCTAAAAAAGTTTGATGGCCTTGCGTTTGGCGCCGGTCTTGACGGCCATTGGCTGGCATATTATAGCTTTGGGCGTCATGTGGGGTGTGAGCTAACTGACAGGCAAAATGCCTGGCTTGATGCGTATCTGACCTACTCGCGTGAGTGCGGCGTTGCTTTTCTTTATTCAGATGTTGCTATTGTGTCTGACAGGCCGCGCTACATTGGTTTTGATGAAGAACTTAGATTACATGGTGAGGGGCGCGCAGCATTGGAATGGAGTGACGGATATACGGTCTGCGCTCATCACGGGGTGCGGGTTCCAGATCAATGGATACTGTCGCCCGATACTGTAACTCCAGAAGATGTGTTGAGAGTCGAAAGCACCGAACAGCGCGCGGCTGGAATTGGTATTTTAGGCATGGCCCATATGCTCGACAAACTTCAGCACGAAGTCATTGACAGCGATCCTGACCCACAAAAGGGCGAATTGCTTCGAGTCTGGCTCGATGGCCTGCCTGATCCGGGAATATACCTCAAGGCTGAGTGTCCAAGAAACGGAACCATAGTGGAAGCTGTTCCGCCCGTTTGCGAAATAACCAACAATCAAATCAAGACCGTCAAACATGCTCAAGCATGGCGTGTCGGACTTGCTCCGACCGAATTTCACTATCCATCACTACGCACCTAGGAGAATAAAATGCCCGTAGCACAAGGCGAAATCTTCATTCGCAAAATCGAAAAAATGCCTCAGGATGTTGAGGTTCACAAGGACGTCAATGTCAAGGGGCAATCCATCATCTCACACAGTAAGCAAGGTAACCATCATGTCCTTGAGAGACCTGTTGAGGTGTTCAAGGCAGAGACGCAACCGCGTTCCGGCCTGGATGTCTTCTATGCCATTCTTGATGAGGCAAACGGATTGGTTCAGGATGCGCAAACTCCGCACGATCGGCATGATTTTGAGCCGGGTGTGTATGAGTTTAGAATAGCTCGTGAGTTCGACCCGTTCACACAGCAGGCGCGGCAGGTCGCAGATTAATGACCTTATCGCAAATCAACACCCTCCCCGCTCACATCAAGTGCGGAGCCATAGCCCGTGTTCTGACAGGTGAACAAGCTGATAAATGGGTACGGGCAGAGCGTGAGAGCAACCTATCTCGCGCACAACAACGCTTAGGGCCAGTGGCCGGAAAGGAAAGAGCGTGAGTAGAGATAGTTATACGGTTGAAGAAATGCATGAAAAAGTTTGCCTTAAAGAGGCCCCGAGTGGTCAGCATTGCGTCGGTGACACTTGTGCAGCCTGGAATTGGTCGCACTCCCATCAAACACACGCGCACTCTCAAGAGGTAATCAGGCGCTGCAAAGCAAAAATAAAAAACGGCGACAAATCCGTTGATTGGCTCAAAGAGCACAACGCGCTTCTAACTGAAATCAAGACCGGAAAGCATAAGGGCTTTGGAGAGTTAGAGGGGTACTGCGGACTTAAGTGCAACCCGCACAAATAGGAGAAAGAACGTGACACAAGTAATAAAGAAAGAAAGTGATGTGCCTTTTGTGCGTCTCGACAAGATTTTACCTGCAATAAACGCTGCAATGAAGGCAGTTAAGAAGATAGCTAAAACCAATGAAAACAAGCACGATAAATACGACTTTGCGTCTATAGATGACTTTCTCGAAGTATCTAACTCGATATGCGCCGAAAACGGTTTGATTATTCCTCCCCCGCAAGAGGTTGAAATACAGGAATTTACGAAAAAGAGTAAGTATGGTGAAAGTTCATGGCTGCGGTTTATTTTTGAAATAACGCTTTACCATACAAGCGGCCAGTCCATGCCACCCGTTAGGAAGTCCGTTGAGGTCATGCGTTCTGGTGCTCAGGCTTCAGGCGGGGCTCAAAGCTATGCCTTAAAGCAGTATATGAGGGCGCTGTTTCAAATTCCAACAGGTGACAAGGACGATCCTGACTTTCAAAGCACAGATGACGGTGTTGTGAGTGACGGAGGTCGGATACCCGCCAAGGCTGGCGCAAGTAAAAACCCTGCAACGCGCGCACTCTACACCGAATTACAGCAAGAAATCGATGCGTGTGACAAAGACTTAGACGCCCTTACAATTCTCGCGGAAAGCGGTGACTTTAAGCACAAAATCAAAGAACTGCCAGCTGATTGGCAGGACAGCATTAAACAGCGTGGAGCTGATGCGAAAATCGCTGCTCTAAACGCTATCACAGGAGAAGCAGCATGATTAGCAATAATGGCCCAAGAGACGCCGCTGAGTACAATGTAGACTTGGAGGCGTTACAAGAGGAGCTTTTGCAGTTCTCTGGCGTAGACGTAAATGAAACTATTGCGGCGCGAATTAATGACTTTATGAGTAAGGCCCGTAAGTTGTCAAAATCTGCTGATGCAGACAGAAAGGCCATTAAGCAGCCATTTCTTGATGGCGGACGCGATGTTGACAGTCGCTTCAAGTCTATAACAACAGCAATTAGCGACTGTGTAAATAGCGCTAAAGCCATCCTCACGCCGTACCTACGAGAGCAAGCGCGTATTGCTGCTGAGGAGGAGCGTAGGGCGCGTGAAGAAGCGAAACGTAAGGCTCGCGAAGCTGAGTTACTTAAAGATGATAGTGCGTTTGGGGATTTTGCTGAAGAGCGTTCTAAGGTGGCTGAGTCCGATTTAAAACTTGCAGTCGCAAAAGCAGAAAACGCAAAGCGTGTAGGCTCCGCAACAGGTGCCGCTCGCACAGCTTCGTTGCGATCATATTGGGATGCGGAGGTCATCGATGTAAAAATGGCTGCAATATATTTTGCTGACCACCCAAAAATGACTGACCTGATCGTGAACTTAGCTGAGCAAGTTATGCGCTCAGATAAAACCAAGTCTGAAAAAATACCAGGTGTCGCATTCAAAGAAAGAAAAGAGGTCGCATAATGGCTGGATCGGTAAATAAGGTAATTCTTGTAGGAAACGTGGGGAAAGAACCAGAAACCCGCACGTTCAATAATGGCGGGAAGGTGTGCAACTTCTCCTTAGCCACATCTGAAACATGGCGAGATAAACAGTCTGGCGAAAAGCGCGATAAGACCGAATGGCACAATATTGCAATTTACAACGAGAACCTAATCAAGGTTGTTGAAAATTACATTGATAAAGGTGCAAAGCTTTACATTGAAGGCCAGTTGCAAACTCGTAATTGGCAAGATCGGGATGGGAATGACCGCTACACGACAGAGATTGTTCTACAGCGCTATCGTGGTGAGTTGGTTCTACTCGACAGTCGCCAGCCCTCTAACAATTCACGTAATGAACCAAGGCAAGAGGATCCGCGTGAGGGCTTCGACGATTCAGAATTTCCGTTTTAGAGGCTGTCATGAATATCACACCTTACAAGTACGGCATTCAAATCTGGCGGGACACCTACCGCACTTTTTCTCAAGTAAATATTGGTTGGCATTGGGGCTTTTCATGGGAAAGTTTCGTTATTGACGAATTGAATCACGTAAAATCACTTCATTTAGGCCCGTTCATTTTCGGGCATCAGTACACACCTAAAGACGCAATAGAATAGATGCCTCACGCCTTTCCCATAACAGAGAGTCAGTGGTCGCGTGATATTGCCCGTAACGCTGTTCTAAGCGCGCCTGACAAGCATGTTGTGACGTTTGAGCGTCGTATGGTCGTGACAGAAAACACACGCGGTAGGGTGCTTGAATTTATCAGTAAGTTAGCGGCTGGCTGGAGAATGAAAATCACGAAGCCGAACCGAACGAAAGAGCAAAACGACAAGATGTGGCCTATGCTTACAGACCTGTCAGTTCAAAAGCCGTTAGGGAGAAGCTACACGCCTGAGCAATGGAAAGCTGTCATGATGCGCGCAAAGGGTCATGAAGTCGGGTATCTCTTGGATATCAATGGAGAGCCATTCCCGGTCGGGTATCGTTCCTCACGGCTTAAGGTCAGTGAGATGGTGGATCTGATTGATTATATTTATTCGTTTGGGGCTGAGCACGGCATTCAATGGAGTGAACCGGGCTCCTCGGACACGTACCCCGAAGGCACAAATAAAACCAGTAAAAGGAATGTAGCATGACCCCCGCTAAAGACCTTATAGATAAATTGAAGGTGCGCTACGGTATGGCCTTAGAGGCTGTCGGCGAATCCTTTGCTGAAGATATATTTGAAGCCATCACCGCCCTACGTGAAAAGGATGCGCGGATTGCGGAGTTGGAAAGAGACGCGGCACGGTACCGGCACTTGCGATCAAAAGATGTCCTGACGATACAAAAAGGAGGCGTGTTTGCAGGAATGACACCTCAAAATACAATACTTACAGAAGAGCATTTAGACCGGGTGGTCGATATTGAAATGAACGCCCACAAAACCCTCAAGGAATAGGAGATAGGATATGTCTATTTTTGAGGAATTGGCCGCTAATATTGGGATAACCGAGAAGGTCTATAAAGCGGGTTTGATGGCAATAAGAAATGGCCTTTTTGTTTTATTCAGAATATTCGTAGTAGGGGTTTTGTCTGTTTCTGTTGTTATGTGGTCATCGCCTTTTAGCCTTCACTCTGAAATTTACTGGTTTATTAGGCTTGTCAGCGTTGTGTCAGCAGTGGCAACGGGCGTATTCGCAGCAACCGCCGCTTTATTTGACTAACCCCATGACAGCACACCCCACAGACATATCACCTGTTAAGCCAAAGCGGCGACCTGCTCGCATTCCAGTGAGTGAAGCGTTTCAAGCTTTTGTTGACGCTGGCATAGACCCTGCGCGTATTGTGATCGACACGGTAAACCACAGGGTATTTGTCAAATCCGATTCTTTAGGGCATACGCTTGCGGATGGAGCGAAAACAGACTGGTCGGAGGCAATCCGGCTATAAATATGTCACATCATTTATTGATAACAGAGGAAAACTACGCTGGCGCTTTAACCGTCGCGGCTATCCTTCCAGGTATTTACCAGAACCGGGACACCCTGACTTCATCACACAATACACTGAAGCCCTCACAGCGCCGCCTAAGACACGCGCACAGCCGCTTTCTAGTTTGGATAGGGCGATTGACCTGTATTATGAGAGCGACTCTTACAAAGGGCTTAGTGCCTCCTCACAGCGAAATTACAAGCGCCGGCTATCAATCATTGCCAAGACATACGGTCAATTTTCCATTGGCACTCTTCAACAGCAAGACCTTATGGGCATTCTATCAAAAGAGCCCTCCCCCTCCGAACGCAACAGGACGCTTTCGCTATTCCGGCTTGTTTTGCAGGAAAGCGTCAATCACGGAATTATTGTCAAGAACGTCGCCAAGGGCATACCTCGCGCTAAGGTCAAAACAACGTCCTATAAGACGTGGAGCCGTGACAATATCGCGCAATACCTCAAACACCATGAAAGAGGCTCTGTCGCACGTTTGGCGCTCTTACTCCTCTATTACACAGGGCAACGCGGATCTGATGTTTGGAACATGGGCAAACACAGTATTGAGGGTGACAGGATTGTCATTCACCAGAAAAAGACGGGAACTAAAGTCAGCCTTCCCATTCACTCGAGCCTTGCTGCAGAATTGCCGGAGCGTGACACATGGTTGATAACACAGCACGGAACACCATTCGGCTCAGTAAAATCATTCCAGCATTGGTTTGTGAAGCGGGTAAGGGAGGCCGGATTGACGGGTTTAAGCGCTCACGGATTGCGCCGAGCACTTGCCGCTCATTTATCAGAGGCAGGAGCCACGCCGCAAGAGATTGCCGCCGTTACGGGGCATTTGACACTATCAGAAGTGACACGCTATACAGCAGAGGCCAATCGAAAGACCTTAGCGGACAGCGCCCTATCCAAGCTGGATTGAATCTAGCATTGATATTTGTGCTTAATTTTGCTAATAAAATCAATATGATTGGCAGACCCTGCAGAACGCTAACTCGATTGTTTTTATTCACGGAAACTGAATCTAGCAACCGTTTACCCTTTATTGAAAACACACGCTTTTCTGGCGTTGTGAATCTAGCAAGCGGCCCAACCCCCACACATGACAGAGGAGAGTAGGATGAAAACAATTCTTACATGCCATTTACACCTATCGACAGCTATGCTTGCCTTGGCAACTCCAGCAACATCAGATCCAACTCCAGATGAAGAAGTTTCTAAACCCAAAGAAACTGAAGTTAAAGAAACTCGCCAAATGCGCAGAGCGCGCGAACGTGCTGAAGCTAAACTGCAAAAACGCCAGCATATCCGACGCCACCCCAACAGGAGAGAGTAAATGATTAATGCTGAAGAATGTGAAGCAGCAGGAATAGCTGCTGACGAAGTTGATATAATAGCTCGTGGTATAAGCCGGTATGCTAAAATGGCGGGTAAGTTAGGAGTCACAATATTTGGCGGAACAGGTTCGGGCAGTATTCGGATTCATGATGATGACCGAAAAGGCGCGTTAATTTTAGCAACCATTGACGGCCCTTTTGATGGCGGTTGCGGCGCTGCCTGTAACGACGAAGAAGGGCTTCTAAGGGGCGAAACAGCATGACCTCCCTCACAGACCTAGCAACACATGTAGAAGGGCTAGATGGGCCTTGTCTGGAGACTGACTTAAGCATTAGCAAGGCTCTAGGTTTTGACACGGAGCACTTTAAGGGGAAGTTCACTTCATCAGTAGACGCAGCCCTTACACTGGTTCCAGAGGGATTGCGGTTAGACATTCAGGGCTTCGCTTACACAAAAGGCGAGGAGTGGAAGGCAGAAATTTGCGGACGGAATGAAAATGGTATGACCTGGTCTGCCTCTAGCATGAGTGGAGTAGCCCAAACCCTCCCCCTAGCCATAGTCACATCCTGTCTACGGGCAAGGGCGGAGGAGGTGTGATGGCAGTTAGAGTTTGCCCAAAACGTGACGCGAGTTGCCCTCATGGAATAAACTGCCCCTACGTTATTGATCGCTATATATGCAGAGAGGAAGCCCCAATGACTGATATAAGTAAAGATATCGAAGAGGCTTGGCGCAATCTCAATGAGGGCGGGTAGCCTAGCTATCAGTTTATTCGGATTACCTGTACAAGAGGACGTTTCAATGAAGCCAGGATTCTACAAGCTGATTTTTGACAACGGTGACGTTCAAACTTTCTCGTTTACCCCTTAAAACAACCACCCCCGCTTCTTAGGCTCTTCGGGTTCGTCCTTTGGGCAATTAACTGCTCTTTCTTCAAGATACGCATTATAAGCTAACTCTGTATCCTTAATATGCTTGTTAGCAGCCACAATGTTTTTGTCCTTCGCGTTGTTGTGCTGTTCGGTCAGATCACGGCTCGCGCGGATGACTGAAACCGCATAAACAACATCAGCGCCAGGTGGCAGTGTGGCTATGACTGGCGCGTGAGGAAACAGCCCGGGCTGTAATTCATCAATAACCAACTTTTTCGGAGGGGGGCAAGACGCCGCCTGTGTCGTCACCGTTCGCGTAGAGGCGCAACTCATCAGGAATAGCGTAACGAATCCAAGCGTAATTACCTTCAAGCTCTGTTCCAATTTTCTCTCCTTCAAGAATAGTTTTCGTGTGTGTGGCCGCGCGGGAGGCCGCGATAACCGCATTTGCCTGTATAGCGTCATTTAGGGCTTGGCGTGTGTCTTGCAGATCAAGCGACAAACGGTTTGCCCGTTCAACTTCGTCATTGGTTAGCTCAACTTGACGCTTTCTTGCCTCCTGCTCGGCTGTAAGCGCCGCCTGTGTGGTTTTAAGGTCCTTCTTGGCTTGCACGGCCCCTGAAAACCAACTGCCCCCGCCAAATCCTAAAAGCGCCCCTGCCGCCAGTGTACCTACAAGGCCTTTTATATTGAACAGCTTGTCAATCACGCTTCATTCTCCGTTAAGCCCCCATACACACCCATCCTGATACGCTTGGCGCTTCGCGGCTGTCCTATTCGGTACTCATACCGGGCCTGCAAAAGGCGCCTCTTTTCAAGGCGAGACACCATAACGCTGTCCTCTTGGTTGCCGCCAAGCACGTAATAATAATGCTCTGTCTCTCCGACATACAGGCCAACATGACCCTTGCCAGAACCAGGCCGGCCACGCTCAAAAACCAGAACGTCACCCAATAAAGCAGGGCCATTACGACGCCTTCCAAACTTAAGCCATGCCTGAGCGCGTAGGTATTCATGGACAACCGTCTTATTCGCCCGTTGCGCAATAACAGCCATCCATAATCCGCACCACGGAATGCTGTCCCGGTTGTACCATGAGCCAGATTTTCCAACTTCACGCGCCCATGACAGAATGCGGGGATTATCTCGTGATCCGGGATATTCTTTGACGCCAAATGTTTTGACAGCTTCCCGCACCATGCGAGGTGCATCAGGGCTTTCAATGTGTTTAAATTGCGCAGGAATAGTCATAAGAACTCCTTGCCTTTTCAGGGTGTTTGGGGTATAGGGATGGGGCTTGGCAGTGCTCGTTAGACCGCACTAGAGCCTTAATATTCTACAGTAACGAAGCGGGCGAAACAGGTTGTGGAAATGCCAAGTTTGATATAAAGCGGGGATTGGCTCTCAGTGGTCTAATACTTGAGACAATCTCCGCCACTACCGCCTATGACGGAACCCTTTAGCGTCGCTTTTGGTTTATGTAGGTGCAAGCGGGGACACCAAGCTACTTACCATCTCCGTCTGTATCGACGCGAACCCAATACCCATTTGCAGTTTCCCAACAAAGCGTTGTCTCTGCCGTTTTTAAGCCGTTCTGAACGCGTATCGTTACCCGTTCCTTGTCATCATCCATATCAACTCTAATATCGCATAGACGCCAACCTGAACGGGCTTTCATGCCATCTTCAACACGAGCTAAGATCATAGGTTTATCAGCCGGGGTTAATACAAGCCCCTTTTTAGCGTAAAGTGTATCGCAGACAGTGCGAAGGTCTAACTCAAGGTCATTCATGACGACTCCTATTGCGCCAAGCTTTCATGACGCGATGTTTACGAAGACAATATCGAAACTTAACAACACTTTTATGCAAGCTGCTATATGCAAGAGCCAGCCACACCAGTTTAACTAGAAGGCTTTTCCCTAATTCGCCCCCAAGCATCGCCAAGTCGAACATATAGCCTCCTCAAATCAGGGCTGCAAACAGAGAGAAGGCTCAAGAAAAAGAGCACATAACAGGCATTCTGGTAAAAAGAACGCTGTACTTTGGTTGGCATAGCAAAGTCAGTTAATATGCCATACCATGTATCGTTTATAACAGTTAAAACCATGAAAGCAAAAACAAAGGCCGGCCATAGAGTGCGTGTGCGTTCGCCTATTGTTGCACAGACTATTCCAACAGCCGCCGCCATGCCGAGGTTAGGCCACGGGATAGAGTTATTGCCTGTAATATCCTGAATAACGCCCCCGGCCATCCAATAGGCAATGAGGGCAAACCAAACCGCTATGTGTGCCTTATCCCGCCTGAAAGCTAAAACAATCAAGCCGGATAAAACCATTAATGTATCATCAAGTAAGGGAATTGCTAATCCTTGTCGCGACCAGGCCCATCCTGATCTGTACCATCTCCGGCTGTGCGTAGCAATGCTGTGTCAGACCCAAGAACAGCCGCTAAGTGCTTCATAGCATCATGCGCCTTTATCTGGTCTTCCGCCATGCCTCCAAGATGTCCAATTTGTTGCAGCAAGGGCGCAAGGGCACGCACCTTCTGATAGTCACTAGCGCCCTCTTCAGACGCCACAGAGAGGCCGTCAAGCACTGTACGGGCCAACCTGTCCGCCGATTTAATGATTTGCTTCTCCTGCTCATCTATGCGGCTAATGAGACGTGTTGTTTTGTTGTTTGCCATTGTCATAACTCCATGTGGTGTAGATTCTAGTTAAGAAAGTGTTATTTGTTTTTGTTTCCGTAACGCTTTTCTAAAATGCTATTAAGCCATTTACCAACGTCGAGATTGATAACCGCATTTACTAATTTAGCGCCCGCAAGAGAGGTTAAATACACAGGCAAAATCTCTGCGGTTGTACCCTGAAGCCCCATAATTGTTGCTATCCCGTCGCCAACCCAATAACCCGCCGTAACTCCCGCAATAAACCCCCACAAAAGCGCCCACGTTCCCTTTATAGACCCATTGTGAAACCGAACCGACATAGCTTGAATGCTTCCAACCACTGCGGAAATCATCAGAAGATAAAAAAGCGGAATTTCAGGCACATTAAAGCCCACAACAGCCAATACAGTTATCGCGCCAGCGCCGATAGTTTGAACATCTGTCATAATAGGGCCTCTAATTATCTTCCTGTGGCGCAGGCGGCACATAAACACTCCACACACCTCCCTCTTTCACCAATTTAACAACGGCCTTACGAACCCCTATAAACATACAAAAAGTGGCTTCATCGCCCTGTATGGAAGCTTCCAGCCGATCCGTACCAGAAAGCACCCAGGCACCGTTAACAGGCTTTTGCATATCCAAAAGCACGAGATGACAGGCCGTGTCATCCCCGCCAACTGTCAACACGTTTGACCCGTTGACAAATAGCCTTGTTAGGCTTTGCTCGACGTATTTTGTTAGGGACATAACACCTCCTATGTGTCTATAAGCCCGTGCGCGCGAAGAACCGCCAGCACCGCATTGTGGTCAGATTGTGTAGGTGCAGCCCCAACATCAGCAATTGCAGACTGTTGAGCGCCAACGACCTGATTGCCGCCATAGTAAAAGCCCTCATTCGTGTGAATTTGCCCCCACGGGTCAGAAGACGTTCCATTATCAATACTCGCCTCGCCCGGTCGGAAAGACGTGCTTGTGTGTTCAGTGACGTTTTTAGAGCCTACACGTGTAATGAACTTGCCAGCCGCATAGTAGAAATACGCCAGCGTCCCGCTTGTCCCTACAAAATCCAGTTTGGGCAAGTCTCCAGCCATGTCCTGTATTGCTGGCGTGGCTGACGCATGCTTATAGAGTATATTCGTCGGAACCGCTGTTAAATCGGTAAAGACGCCGCCCCCTAGGGCGTCCGCGTGATTAACGGCTGTATTTTCATACCCATCACCAAAATCATGCTCAATTGTATACGTACCAGACAATCCAGGAGCTATAAGAACAGCCCCAGGTTCAAGCCGAATAATGCCGTTTATTGTCGCGTTTTCACAATGCAACAATGAGCCTGCACGAATATCCACAGACAGCGTTGTTTTGCCAGCCTCACCAAGCGTAGCTGTTGGCATGAACGCTTGTCCACCTTCCTCAAGAAGTAAGTCATAATAAACATTGTGCTGGCTATCAATCGATCCACCAGACACGCTGGATCCCAATTCCATTGAAATCCCGCGCAGGTTATTCCGGCACTTAAAACTGGAGCCTTCCACGACACCGTTAGACAGGCGAAGCGCAACACCAGAGCCGTAGGCTTCTGCACTGACAAGCTGCGCCGAACCTCCCTGGGCAATATAAATCCCGTTTTCACGCGCTCCGATGAACTGCGTATTATTACCAACGAAATTAGCCCCTTCTCGCGTCCATACACCATGCTTCGGGCTATCAATTGTAAACGCATTGTAAAACGTCATGAAAGCGCCCTGCGCGACACCTATTAGCGTTGTGTCATGATAAGTTCCGCGATTAGTTAGGCCCACACGATCGAAATTTAAGCCTGTGAGAGATGTTATTCCAAAGGCGTTCGCTGTATCGTCATTTAAATCTGGATCAGGAACATCAACATCAAGCCAAGAGGCCATCTTTCGCACCTGCATGCTCGTGACAGTTCCTAAGTCAAGCGCGGCGTCAAGCGTCCATAATACGCGCACAGTGACATTAGAACCTGATACAGCAATCACCCTATGCCGACACGCGATAGAATCTGCATGTGGCCCCGTGGCTATTACGCTCTCAATTGAGGCTATATCGCCAACCGCGTATGTGTCAGTTGTCGTAAATGTAAGCGCATAGCCATGCATAACACGAACAGTACCACCAGGCGTCCAATTGGAAGTGGCAATGATTGTTGTGCTGTCTGCGCTTAGGGTGTAATCCCCATCCGTGTCCTTTTCAGGCTCTTTCAGAATGTCGTCATCATAGACATAAAGGTCATGCGCGCGGGCTGGCGTCCAAAATGAAACGTCGAGCGTAAAACTGGTTTCTGTCGTCACTCCACTATGCGTTGTTTCTTGCCTAACTGGTGCGCCTACAATTGTGCATGTCCTATCTGGTGTCGGGGTTTGACCTTCAAATAGAACTGCGGTGCCGTATGGATAAGAAAATGGGAAATAATTAGTTTCTGTCTTGCCTGACGGAAAGCTTACCGATACGCGCGGCCCGTCCCCGTCATAACCCACCGAATCGCCTGTTGCGAGTTTATAGGTTTCAAGAGTGGCGAGTGCATCTGTAAGCGTATTCGTAGGGCTTAGCGTGATTGTGGTAGATTGCTGTTTTGTGAACAATGAGACAGCAGAACTGTTGTCATTAATATCGTCTTCAGTGTCCAGGATAACGCCATCAATCTTACGTACCACGCGGTAAATCTGGCTTTTCAGATATACGCCGCCAAAATACCCCGTTGAGTCTGCATTGATCGTACTGCCGAGGCTCGATGTTAGGCCTGCATCGCTATAAACTTCAAGCGCTGTAGATGTGCCGGATTCGTAAAACTCTGCGGTAGCATTAAGAACCCCGCCAGCCGAGTTAACGACCTGCGGGACTATGTATAGGGTGGACATAGCATCTCCATCTATGGGAATTGCGGCGTCTCACGACGCGGCTTTAATTTTGAGTAATTGCCTTGCGAACCTTCTTCGCACCCTGCCGCCTTGCGCGTATCTCTCCGATTTCCTTAACAAGCGGAAGATTGCGAACAACAGGGATTTTTTGAAGCGCTGAACCCTTAAGCATATTACTTAACACTTCAGCCGTTCGAGCGCTTGACTGTGACCCATCGGGCGAGGTTGTGATACGCTTAGCGACTCTGGCAAAACGACGCATATTTGCTATTTCATCAGCCGTAAATAGCTCTCTCATATAGGACGGGTTTTTGGTTAGCTCTTTTTCAAGGCTAGTGTAAAATTTCTGACCACTAAACCTCTCACCCGGGCGCTGCCCCATCAAGCGAAAGGCTGCTTCCTTACGAAGGTCTTGAAATTCAGGGCTATCAGCGCCTAAAAACTCTTTCATCTCCGCAACAATCTTACCCGCGTTTTGCTTGCCTGTACCAATAATTTTGTTACTAGCCGCCTCTGCTGTCAGGTCATCATTTACCATCTCAGCGACAATCTTTTTAGCGCCCCTCTTACCTTGGTAAGTTCTAAACCATTCTGCAAACAATTCTGTTGACTTGCGCCATTGCTTAATGGCCTCTTCATCACCCTGAACCATTGAGTTGTCGATAGCCTTAACCATCTCCTCATTGAATGACCTAGACAGCTTGCCGAGCATGTTCTTCTCGCCATCTGGCACACCCTTGGATAGATTGCTGACTTTGCGCCTCCATTGAGCCAGCGCATTGACAGGAACCCCTTCAGGAAACTTTTCAGCCAAAAGGTTTAAATCATCCAACACACCGGAAACTTTGGGAAGTGATGTTGATCCTCGAATATACCCTTCGTCCTCAAGAATGTTTTCAAATGTGCCTTTGAGCGCTTTTGCACTTTCGGGGCTTACAAATGCATTCCCGTTCTTAGCCTTGGCCCGCAAACTCTTTGCCTGCCCTTTAAGCGCCTCAGATTCGCCCTGAACGCGCCGTATGACACCCTCAGCACCTTCACCATAGGCTGACACCGCACCGCCCTGAAGCGTCTCAGCGTTCGCCTTAAGGGCGTCATCCTGAACACCCCGGAAACCCTGCATTGCAACCTGTGCATCGCCCCCAAAGTTACCTTTTGCTGCTCGGCTTTCTAAAAGCGCGTCATCGACATCTCTCGTGATATTTGCACGGGTTAACGGTATCTCTTGAGGTAATTGGCTTACATCATTCAAGAACGCCGCCTGTTGTGCATCATTCCCTTGACGAAAGTAAGCCTCCATTTGGTCAAGTTCATTCGGAGGAATATCGTTAGGATCTATTCCGTACTGCTGAATGAGTTGACGCGCTTCGTCTGTGAGTTCGCCGTTAACGCGGAAATTACGCTGCGTAATGAGTTGTTTTAATCCCTGCCCTGCTTTTTGGATAAGGAAGCCGCCAGCCGCGCCGAAAGCGCCGCCATAAGCCGCACCTGTAGCGCGCTCTTTTAGACCACCTTCCGCCTCCCCCGCGCCGTAAGCTGCTCCATATGCAGCGCCTGTAGCCGCAGCGCCTAGCGCTTTACTGCCGGCAACCTTCTGCAAGCCCGCGCCACCCGTCATAAGTCCACCCGTAACCTCTCCCGCAAACGTTGATTTTGGGTTTTCCTCACGAGCGTATTGCTTCATCAAATCAGCGCCTTGACCAGCTTCAGGTGATATAGCGCCGGCAATGTCATCTACAGTGCCTAATGAAGCTGCATTTGCAGCGCCAACCATACCTGAAAGCACCTGTCCGCGCCGTTCACTAGAGGCCCCTTGCATCATGTTCTGAAGGGGCGCCCCAACAACAGGAATAGCCCCAAAAAAGCCAGCGTTTGTTGTCGCATCGCCCGCACCATCCATGACGCGGGTAGGCTGATTCCCAGCTTTCGCGCGCAATTCCTCAAGGCGTTTTCTTTTGCGCAACTCGTCGAGTCTGGCGCGAGGGTCACTCATAGACACCTCCTATTGAATTTAGGCAAAGTGTGGTGTAAACAGAAAGAATGAATCTCAAAAAATCTGTTATCTTTCGCATATCTGTTGTCATGGCGTTGCTCTGGCTTGGCTTCGTTGCTGCCTATGGCCCTGATGATAATGTTCCACTAACTACAGGGCTTATTGGCGCTCTGATCCTGACAGGAATAGGTATAGCCTTAACTTGGATCTTTTCGGCTAAAAGCTAGCGCCCTGCGAACTCGCGCTCAAGCGCTTCAAGCTCAGCTTGTTCCGCAGAGGTTAGCGCGCCTTGACCTTGAACACCCATTTCCCTGTCCATTTGGTCAATAAGCGATTCAAAGTCAGCCATAGACGGAATATTGCCTGACCACCCCATCGCACTACCTGTTCTCTCAAAGTGTTCTGCAAGGGATTGTTTCGCCTCAGCTGCCAAGCGTATTTGCTGCGATAGTCTGCGCACCCGTTTTGCGTTTGTTGCCTCGTCCAGTTTGTCATTGTAGGCGCGAGAAATAAGGCGGTCGCCTTCCTTTTCAGTGAACTGCGCACCCAAAACCTCGCGAAGGTTTCTTTGAACAACCTCCTCGACAAGTTGTTTTGTGTTGATAGAGTTTTGGCCCGACTCTCCCACATAGGGCTTTAATGCATCTGGCACAGCGCCGATATATTTACCCGTCACGTCTCCGCGTGTTTCAAGCACAGCTAAGGCCTCATCAAGCTGTCCTAACTGCTTAATCGTGTCCGCAGCGCCACCTTGTTTCCATTTTAGGTAATCTGGCGCAAAGGCCTTATCCACTTCCTCACGGCCCTTTGTGTAAGCTCCTTCGCCTGTATTGATTGTCTGCCGGGATGCTCCGGCCGCCTTATTTTGCTGAATAAAGTCTGCAATCGTGCCTTGATAGCCCTGTGACTTTGCAAGTTCGTATTCCTGCATCGTGGCAGTCGGTTGTTGAGGTGCAAAATCCTTTGGATTATTCGCAATAATGCCTCCGGCGCCATTAGCCAGCTGCGCCCCGTCCGCAAGCACCTCATTGGGCCTGTTCTCATAGATAGGATTACCGCTTGAGCCAAGCAACACCTCATCACCCTTCAAAACCTGCTCCGAGCGCTTAGACGCCAATAAAGCGTCTAGCTTCTGGTCTGTTAGGTTCTCAAGGAATCCCGCCTGTGACATTTGCTCCATGTGTTGAGGATTGCCGCCTAATACCTTCCAGTATTCAACAGCACCAAGCTTACGGCTTTGCAAGTCTGGAGGAAGCTGGCGAACATACTTCACAGTGTTAAGAAGCATATCCTCTGCTTGTTTTTTATCAATTCCAGCCTGTTTCTGCTGTGCTTGTTGTTGACGAAAGCCCAAAGCCTGGTCATATCTCTGGTTTTGATCATAGCGGGAAATACCCTGCTGACCACCTGCCGCACCCGCAAGGGCGCGCTGCATGTTAAAATCTGATCCAAACATTATCCGCCGAAGCCTCCCGCAAAGAATTGTGTCGCCTGATTTATGCCGCGATTTACGCCTGCGCCGATTTGGTTATACATGTTCGCATTCGCCGCCCCGATAGTGGCCTGATTTTGACCAAATTGCGCAGAGTAGTTTTGACCTGCCTGTGTAACGGCTTGATTAGCCTGTTGACCAATCCCGCCCAAATTGTTGAGCGTGTTTTTGTAATTGCCGAATGTTGTATTTGCGAGGTTTTGACCAAAATCCACCAAAGCCTTACCTGTGTTACCGGACAACAACCCACCACGTGCTGCTGCACTACCCTCTAGGGCTTGCTGTCCCTCAGTGAAAGCAAGTTGATAGTCCGGGCTATCATAGAATGCCTGGAAGGGACTAGTGCCCTGTGCGCCCGTCTGAGCGTCGCCCTGCGCGTAGTTTGCCGCCGCCCCGTCGATGCGTTGCTGCGGAATTCCAAGCGAGCGCCCTTCGCGCTGTCCGTGGTTCTGGTAATGCGCCTGTGCAAATTCATCAATTGTGTTAAAGCCGTGCGCTCCGGGTGTGAATGCTTGCGCAACATCAGGGTTTGCCGCCAAATAGGCTTGTGTGTTAAACTGACTGCCCTGACCATTGAAGCTTGCGCCGCCGCTACCACCGCCACCGCTAAAGGTTTGAGTTCCGTCAATGCCATACATGCCACCAAGTTGCGCAAGCGCCGCATTCCCAAGGTTCTCACGGTACTGGTTCCTGTCACGAGTATCATCGTAAATATAGCGCGCTGTTTCGTTAGCCGCGCGAGCCGCATCTGTTGTTTCGTCTGCGGCCTCATTGGCAAATATACCATTCACAACAGTAGATAAAATACTCATGCTAACTCCTTCACAAAGGCGTGTTCTGCGGGTTTATATCCGCGCCTCTCGTAGTGCTTTCCAACTCGCTCATGTCCGATTCCATGAGTGGAGCCTACGGCTACAGCAGAAACGCCGTGTGACTTCGCCCACTTCTCAAAATGCCGAAACATAAGCCTGTCACCATACCAAAAATGCTCGATAGCTTGGCGATATTGGTCATTAAATAACATGGGCTGGATAGAAGCACCGAACACCCCTGTTTCTGACACGAACAAAACACCGTCCTTGTGTTCAATCAGTGTTTTAAGTGTTTTTCGTGCGCTTCTTTCGCAATACTCAAGCCCGCGGGGATGCTTTAGGCAAAATTCTTTAGCGTGTGACAAAGCAAGGTCTAAATCTTCAAGCGCGGCCTCACGTATCAAGGCTCAATCCCTGATTCACCACCATACGACCCTGTAAGGGTTACGGGGAATGTTACGGTAAACGAGTCGCTTACGTCATCTGTAATAACGACCTTCCATGTCGCTGTGACCTCTGTTGGGCTTGCCGTGCTGAATGTAGGATTATTAACCGCTGTATTGTCCACCGTAATAGCCGCACTCCCTGACACCTGGCTTACGGCGTATGTGTAAGGGCTTGTTCCACCTGTCGCTGTAATCGTAACCTGTTTAGACGTGGTGCCTGTTGCAAATGCCGGATCGGCGCTCCCGCTTAATGTAGACCCGCCACCACCCGCGACCTCTGTCGCTGTGCTTTGCGCTTGTGAAACATTAGCATTCAACGCCGTCAAGGCTGCATCTAAATCACCCACACGCGCATCATTGACAGTTACGGCCTGAGATCCGTCTGCAATCCTGTCCGCTGTTGTCTTTGTACCCTGCCCACCGTTTGCGTCTACCATGCGATTGTATAAAGCTACAAATTCCTTTGTTGGTCGCCTGTCCGGGCCCACAATTACCATATTCCTATCAAGGTACTGCATTTACCGGCTAATCCCGTCATTTGCGCGAACACCTGTCACAACGACAAAAGCCGGGTCTGAAATTTGAAATTGAAACACCTCTTCAGGCGGGAACGTCTTACCCATGCGTCGCCATTGCGGGAGACAAGACTGGTCAGGGCTCAACATGTCCCTTTGAACATAACTTGACCAAATACGCTTCTTACCCGGCTTACGCTTCCTCATGTTGATTTTGCACTCTGTTGAAGCGTACCCGTCCACTGTTATTTCCTGCACTGAATTAACAGACCGAACCGCTGCACTTGCGCTAAATTCCTGTTGGATAGTCAGGCCAACATCTGTTCGCGTGGCCGTCTCCATAATCCAAATAGCTGAATCACTACTTGAAGCAACATAATCATTGCCAAAAGCTGAAACATACTGGTCAGCCCGCCACGTGCTATTTCCAAACGTCTCCCGAACATGCCACTTACCCGAACGCTTGCCAAAGACAAATGTCACTGTGTTAGGCACAGTCATAACAAAGAACGTTTCGCCCCTCTCTGTGTAAGAAAAGCACCGCGTTGCCTCTATATCGGCCTCCGCAGCATTCGCTAAAACCTCGTCAATATAAGGCGTTGAAATTGGTGTAGGGTCATACCCTTGTGTGATATAAACAACTCGCTCATTACCAAGAAAGGCCAGCGTTTTAGTGCTCACATCAACCGCCACAGCATGAATGCCCGCAAGACCTGAGCGGATAACACCGGAGCCAAGCCGGGCAAACGCATTTGAATCACTTGTGGGGTTAGTCACAACCCCCATTGTCTCAATAGATACCGTACCCATTGAGTAAAACTTTTCACCGTCCGAGAACACCCTAACAAGCTTATCAGGGTGACTTTCTGCCGTGGAGAAGTTAGTTCCCACAATGCTGTCGCCGTCGAGCAAGTCAGTCCAATACTGACGATCATTCATATCTGACATCACAAAACGTTGCGACACATAAGCCACCGAATAAACGTCAGGAAGGTCGCTATCCGTGACCTCTGTAACCGTACTGCCATCGCACATGTAAAGCTTAGGAGGAACACATATAGCTGTCTCAAGACGGCTTGCCGCCATTGTGACCTCTCCTGTAGACCCAACCGTTCCAATAGTTGTTTTTGTCCCTGAACTATCAATTCGAATAACATTCGTTCCTGCGACCGCTATGATATCACCATTGAACAAGCCTGGTGTCGCTATCATGCCGCGCACCGCAGCCCCAAGATCAACAAAAGCTCCAAGGCCGGGGCAGGATTCTAACTGGAAAGAATAGCCGTCTGTGGTTGGTTTCTGAACAGGAAACATGTTCTTGCAGATAATCTCAGCACCACCATCAACACCCTGCTGATAGGCTTGCGCTGCAAGCGTCAAGTCCATTAGAACGCCACCTGTTCAACAGGCTTAGAGTTGTCTGGACGAATGCGGTTTACAACACGAAGTTGTCTTTCGCCATAATCATACTTAGCCTCGTGTTCGCCAGCATCCGGCGCGTTCGTGCCACTTGCTGCAAGTGCAGAGGCGCAAATTACGAGACCCAAAACGCTTTCATCAGGAATCGCCGTTAAATCCCATGTAAGTCGCAATTCGAACTTGAGCGCCGCGTAAGCGTCCTCAATAGCTGAATTGATCGTTACAAGGTCGGCACTGCTTACCGTGCAGCCTTCCTGAACGATTTTCAGGCGTTCGGCTACACGGGTTGCAATGTCATTTTTGACCTTAGCCATTTTTTGCGACCTTGCGCTTACGTGGAATCTTCACAGTGAAATGAGGGTTATTTTTCATTTTACTTAAAAAAGGCGAGTCTGCTGGAACATCGAAGGGCTTTCCTGCCTCGCATTCAAATCCAAATACAGTCCCACCGCTGACATCACCGTCAAACGTAACTTTCACAACATCAGCCATACAACCTCCATAGAAAAGACCCCGCCCAAAGAGCGAGGCCCGTTAATGCTTTAGACTTAAGAGTCCGCAACAGCCGCGAAGTAACCTGTCAAGACACCGTGGTCTTTCGTATCACCCGTATCTGTGGATGCATTCGTTCCAAAGATAAGTTTAGCGAAGTTACCCATTTCACCAATGGCACAACCTTTTCTGTCGCCATAATCAAACGTCTCTTCTGCTGAACGCCAGCGCCTCGCTATACCGTAGCCAATGGCTTGAGCGCCGCAAAGATAAACGGGTTCAACGTCGATACCCGCTGCACCAACACCAGAAATAACTGAAATCTCTGGCACTTCCTTGATAACAAGACCCCTCCACATGAGGTCACCGCCCTTGAACAGGCGCATGTTCTCACCCTTAAGGGACACTTCACGTTGCGCTTGCTGTATGGCAGTGCTGGACTCAAGGTCGCGGAAGGTACGAGGGCCTGCGTAAACAACAAAATATTGCCGCCCATCTTTAGCCAACGTGTCACGCACGGGGCGGATTTTAGGGCTAGCCTCTTGCGCCATACGCTTCATTAGAGACAGCGCGCCCGTGGTTAGCTGGTCATTCGTGTTGTCAATATTCGCCAGTGACGCAGAATGGTCATTTGAGGAATTGTTTGACTTCGCCGCGCCAAATAGAACGCGGTCAGCATTATCAACCAACCACGCATCCTTTTGCGCTTCTGAGGCCGTGCCATAAGCCACGCCATTAATAGACCCAAGCTCCGCAATAATGCGGTCGCGTGTGCTCTCCATAGCCCAATCTTTAAGGACGGCTTTAGCTGCTTTACGCAAGCCAATCGCGCTGATTTGCTCCTCAAAGTCTCTGACAGCCACACCATTACGGCGCTGCTCAATGGTAAGCTTGAATGAACGGGAATCCATAGACTCCTCGTTACCCTCAAGCACACCACCGGATGTTACCCCCCCGCCTGTTAGGCGGTTAACAAGAGCGAAAGTGATCGAGTCACCTTTTTTCTTGGTCAGGTTTTCCTTTACTTGGATGATTGAGCTTTCGCTTACCCCCATCTCAGAGGCGAAGCGGTTCTCGTTGATATGTTCCATAAAGAACGTATTATCCCACTGTTGAACGGTTGAGCCCGTTGCTGCTGATGTATCAGCCATAATTTACTCCATCGAAGGGCCAGGGCGTCATCTCGACGCTCATGTGCCGGGTTATTCGGGAAGTATGGCCTCCAATGGTTGAGGGCCTGCCCATGTCGGGCCAGACCGGGAGGTCACACTAGGTTTGCCCGCTACTGAGGGCATGAATTGAGGTGTTTGTGTTGAAGGTTGTGTCTGTGCGCTTGGCGCGGGTTGAGAGGGCTGTTTCACCTGCTCTGCTTGCCAAGCTTTAAAGGCTTCCAGTTGCGCCGGGTCAGTTAAGGCTTGTGCCGCCTCATCTCGTCGGAAAACACTAACAAGCTCACTGTAAGGATTGCCTGTCGCGTTGCATTGCTGAATAAGAGCGCCCCTTTGATGAGGAGCAAGAGTGTTCATCCATGCCTCTGCGTCCTTAACCACATCAGGCGTGTGCTGCATCTCTGCAACCTGCCTTTGTAGCTGTTGAACAACCGGACTGAATTGCTGAACAATTTGACCTTGAATGTGTTGTGTGTATCCGTTTGGATCAACAAGAACATCGGGAGCCTCAACTGGCTTTTGAGCCTGTCGCTGCCGTTGGTCATACTCAAGAGCTTGAAGCCTCGCCTGTAATTGGCGGTTTTCATCCTCAAACTGCTTTCGCTTTGCCTTTTCATCCATTGCCATATGATACGTCCACGGCTTACCCGCATCGTCTGCGGGCTGTGGCTCCGGCTGAACCGTTTCCGGCTCTGTCGGCGCATCCTGTGGGGCTTCAAGGGCGGCTGTTTCCGCTACCTGTTCCACTGGATTCTCAATTGGCGTTTGCTCTTTCACATCAATGTGTGGTTCGTCGTCTGATAATACTTTACCAAGATCAACGGGTTCAAATTCCTTATCTGACATAATTACCTTCACTTATCGCCCGTAGTGCGGCGTCCACTTTGCCCGAAAGCCCGGCATCGGCATTGCCCGTTAACGTCGGCATCACGCATAAAAAACCCGCCGTTAAGCGGGCTTAAAATCCTTGATTAGCTGCGACTGGAACTGGAACAGGAACGCGCTCCGGCACCGTTGCCCGCGCATCTGCCAAATTCTTGACAATCTCGCTTTCTGTTTTGCGTGTCTCAACCTGCGTCTTATCCACATCAGCCGCCTTACCCGCGACCTCCAAGCGCATCATTTCCTGCTGCATCGGGTCAACTTGCGGCTGTTGCTGCTGTGACATCTCATCAAGCAGCTTGAGAACACGCTCTTTATCCCTAAAGTTAGGGGCCATCTCAACTGACAAGCGCGCCCACTGTGGAGGCAACTGTGCCAATGTCGGCAAGATATTCATGAACGTTTCAAACTCTTCATTTGCCAAACTTACAACGTCCGGCGCGTCCTCAATGATGATGTCAACATCCATCTCAGCAACAGGGTTTTGAACACTAACAACATTCCCAAGCGGGCCTCGCAATGGTACGTTTAGCCCAAGATGCTGAATGTTATTCGGGTCATCTGTAATTCTAACCCAACGCTCTGTTGTCCAAACCTGCTTAATGCGTGCCCAGGTCGCCCTGAATACACGGGTGTCGAAGTCTCGTAAGCCGTCAAGCAAATCACCCACTTCAACAAAAGCCGCTTGCTGCTGGCTCTGCTTAGAGCGGCCCGACTGACTTGACCCGCCGATCATTGCGGTTTTTAGGTCATTCTTTGAAAGAAAGTCCATGCTCTGCTGCATCAACTGGAACTGGCCTTGCTCAAGTCCCACGTTTGCGTTTATGTCAAAATCCATACCAGAATTCTTTTCGATAAAAGCATCTGGTTTAGCTAATTCATTGCGGGCCTTGTTTGGGTCATCAACCGCACCTTTATCCGCAATAACCTGCCGGCTATTCAGAATATGCAGCGCCTTGGAACGCCTTTTGTTAACCTCATCTTGCGGGTCGCGCATCTCGCGCACTTGACCGTAAATATTGTTGTCGCGGTCTATGTAAGCCGCTTGCGCAATAAATGGATTGTCAGGCTCGCCATGTTCATCATGAAACGGGCTAGGACGGTTAACAATAACCCCGCCCTTCGTATATATAGCCTCGTGCCATACACCATTATTCAAGTACGCCATCTCAACTATACGAACACGTTCACGCTTTGAATCACCCCACACAGACCATCTAGGCTTATCGTCGTAATGCTGGTCGTTGTCATGCGCCCTTACAGACGCCTCAAGGGCCTCACGATGTTCCTCGCCAAACTCTGCAACAGCTTGATTTAAATCCATCCAAGCCACTAAACCCATAAACCGGGCGTCACTCAAATCTGTTTGACTGGCATGCGCGTCCCTGAAGAATCTATCATAGGCAAATGGGCGATAAAACACTTCCAATTCACCGCCGCGTGTCTCGACATCAACCTTAACGCCAGCAATGCCAGGCCTAAGCATACCCTTCCACACAAGGGAGCGAACGCGGTCATAGTTCTGGTTTTTACACACAAAGTGTAAAGCCTGAGTAGCTGCATAAGCCGCTTGCTGGTGCTGCGGTGTTCTTGGACGAGCCACTGGGTCAACGCGCTGCTGCTTCTCAATGCCCGCCATATAATCAACAGAGGGCTTTATCAGATTGTAAGCAACAACGGGCTGCTTTCGTCTCCGTAACTCGGCCTTCTCTTGAGATGTATGCTGCTTGTTGTGGTAGTAATCCTCGTCTATGTCCTGTTGGCGACGCTCAGAATCAGTTAGGCGCTCCGCCTCTTCAAACCACGATACAAGCTGTGGTAACTCAACGCGCTCATCTTTTTCTGCGGGGATCATTAGACTGTTTTCCAATTGTCACCTCCTACGCGTTCAAACATTTTGTCATATCGACTTTTGGGCTTTGTGGGCTTTCGCTGGTCGTTGCGCGCTGCAACTACATCACTTAAGAGCCGACCAATAAGGCTCATCGGGTCAACCTGGTCATCATTCTTGGCGTAAGGAAACGATAGAAGTTCCCGCTCAAAATCCGCCAACCACGGCGCATTTGCAGGGTGGTAAACCTTACCCATTGCATACCGAGCGGAAATGCTTTGAGCCCGCGCTTCCTTACTGTGAATGGGGTTAATCTTTTCCCTGCGAAAGAACACCTGACGCTCTCTCATACGCTTCGTAAGAGCCGGGTCTATTGCCTTATGAATGACGCCGCCCTCTTCAGCCCATATTAAAGGCCTATGCATAACCGCAAGATCAAGCTGGCTTTCAATCCAAACGTTTGAACTTGCTTGCGCTCTCCACAAATCAAGAATAAATATATTATCATCAGGATCTAACCCGATAACGATATGAACCGTGTAGTCTCCAGCCGAATCCGTAACAGCGTAATCACTTGCCGCGTAAATATTTAAGTGCCTTGGTCGCTCGTTGTAATACCTGAACCAATCACGCTTGAATAACGCGCCCTCGTCTGGTGCTGGCTGTTGCTGGTAAAGCGCCGACCAATCCCGCGATCCGATGTTGTCCCGTATCCTCTCAAGTGACTCTACGGGATACTTTTCCGGCCATAACGCCTTTTCATCACGCAACGCTGGAAGGTCTAACCAAACCCACTCATCACCACCCTCAAGCTCTTTCTCTTTCAACCGACCGATTAAGTCATCCTCATGCCAACGTGTCTGAATGACAATAATGGCCCCGCCATCTTCAAGGCGCGTGTAAGCTGTTGACGTGTACCAATTCCAAACCGTATCGCGTCGGCGCTCGCTCTCTGCCTCTTCCCTGTCTTTCAACGGGTCATCAATGATAAGAACGTGAGCGCCGCGACCAGTTACCGCCGTCCCAACACCGGCGGCGTTGTATTTGCCGCCCTGTGGCGTTCCAAACCTATTCGCAGCCTGACTGTCCTGCGCTAACTTGACCTGCGGGAACACACCCCGGAAACGAGGCTCCTGCATAATGTTCCGAACATCACGCCCAAAATCCATACCCAAATCAAGGTTGTAAGACGCGCTGATGATATCCTTGTCAGGATTGCGCCCCATAAACCATGCAGGGAAGCGTCGTGTTGCAAGCTCTGACTTTCCGTGCCTTGGCGGCATTGTAATTGCCAGCCTGTCAATCTCACCACTCTCAACCTTTTCCAAATGCTCCGCAATCAAATGATGATGATCCGCAGCCTGATACTTAGGGAACGTGTACTCAGTGAAGCCTATTAAGCTCTCGCGTCCCCTTCTACGTGCTAGGAGGTGTTGCGCCGCTATTTGCGGCGATAGCTGCAAGCTCTTCATCAGTCATTTCAGATGGATCTTTAGTAAGGGATAAATTACCCTTAAACTCAGTGCTTTTTAAGTCTGGTAGCACCTTAGCCAGCAATATTTTAGCAGCATTTACCTGTTGAGTTGACATATCAACAAGCTTTCCCTGCGACTTCTCACCTAAAGCAAAAGAATTCAAACGGTTAACAAGCTGACTTGTCTTGATTTTCAGGCGTGTTCTTTCATCATGTTGAGGATTAAGTCGTTTCGCCATTAATCAGTGCCCTCGCCCCTTATATACAATCTCATGACAAATGTCTCTCCGCCTGTAATAGCTACCTTAACCTCAACGTAATTATTCGTGCTTTCTGATGGATCAGTGACTGTGACTGTTGTGTTGTCTGTGCCGTCTACTTTTGTCGCTGTGCAGTTCTTTGAATCTATCGTAACAGTGACTGTCTCTGTGTCCCGCGTGAAGTAATCAGACCAATCAAACAGGTAGACGCCTGTTACATCTGTGCGTTGATAGACTAAGGCATGACCATTATTGCCTACAGTGATATTACCTGTAGTTATAAGTACCCTTGTTTTGTGGAGGCGGATGATTTGTTTAGTCATACTTACACACCTCTCTAACTACTTACGCCAATATGGTGAATGCTTTTTAAAAGCACGCCGCAACCACCAATAAGCGCCAAGTTTAGTTAGGAAGCGCTTCTGGTAGTAATGCAGCCTGTTTCAGTGCCTATAAACTGTGTTCCTGATCCGTGCATATATGCCTCCATGTGGGGAAACCGCAGGTTTACTACGGCGTGTCGATTGTTTCCAATAACGATGATAAGTGCCGGAACTTCTGTTACGAG